GAGTGCGTGCGCCTTGGCGACCATCAAGGCCGAGCAACCGGTGCAGACAGACGCCCCCTTGTCCCGGCAGACGTCGCACGGGGGCGCGGTGCGGCTGACGGACACGACCTGCAGGGCCCGCTTGACGCACCCCTTGCACACGACGCGCATGACGAGTTCCCCGCTCGGCATTTGCAGATAGCGCCGATGCCCCTTTCGCATCGGTTCACCGCACGCCGGACATGCCGTGCTCATGCTGGCCCCTCTTTCATGTCCGCCCATTCCCCTGGTCCGATGTTGATTAGGTCTCCCTCGCGAAAGACGCTACCGCGTGATTCGAGCATCTTGACGACGATACTTCCGCCGCCGTTCTGGTGTTGAAAGGCAACCTTTGCCCCGTCGAGGTAGTGTCCCTCAATGGCAATCGTCCCCTCTTGTCCTTTGGTCGGTTGTTTCATCGTGTCCCATTATCTAAATTTGTTTCTTCGGGACCCCAATACGGTGGCGGCAATTGACCTGTTTCCTTATAGTAACAACCGGCGCACCGATAACGAAAAATGCCTGGAATCTTGAACAAGCGAAGTGGATAAGTATTGCACCCACAACAATTGCCTATGCGTGTTTCCGGGTCTTTTGCTTGTTTGCTCATACGTTTGCCCCGCTCTCCCTTTGCTGACGTCGCATTTGTCTCATGCCGCGTGCAATTGCCCGGACAGCGTACCCGCGCCCGCGCGCGTTCCAGTCATCGATGAACCGGACAAGCACCGCACGCCCGTCCGTTGTCATCTCGGGGACATCATGTAGCGTCGCGGCGCAGATTCCGTGATAATGCCGCGTGCCCCCGTCCGCGTCGCACACGATGACGCGCGTTCCTTTTATCCGGCGCCGGCAAGTTTGGCAGCTCATGAAGGACCCTCAATGACATTAACAATTTCGGTAATCATTTCAGCATAAAGGCACTCTGTCTTATGCTTCGGACTCACGCGAGAATTTGCGCGGTGTTTTGCGAGGCAGGTAGAACAAATAAGCCATCGTTCATCGTGGGATAGGTCCCATTCGTGCTCACGCAGAGCTTCAAGACGTTTGGCAAGGTTCGTAGACATGGGTCAAACCTCCCCAATCTGCCGGGAGTACTTGCGGAGCATCTTGCGCGCCGCAAGCGCCTGGCGTGGGCTTAGGGACTCGCGCCCCGCGAGGTCGTGTCCGAACGCGGCATCGAACTTGTTGAAACCGTGCCCGTCCTCCGCTTGTGCCCCGTCGCACATACCCGCGAGAGTGCGTAGGGCGGCGTGGATGCGTTCGACATCGGCGGGCGGCAGGATGAGACACGGGGTACCCTCGCCATGCTCTGAAACGCAATCCTTCTCGTGCCCCTGGCGACCTTGCGGCGCCTCGACAAGCGGACGCCCGCTCATGTCCGGGATGGTCTCTGCGTCGAGTACCGCGTCCAAGACCGCCTGTTTCGAGGTCAGGATTTTCGCGATGCGCGCATCGATTGACCCTCGGATGACTAGGTGCTGTACGAGCACGCTTTGCAGCTGCCCAATGCGATGCGCGCGGTCCTCGCACTGGCTCATGTTGCCCGGAGTCCAGTCAAGCTCCGCGAAGACGACGTGCGACGCGGCGGTGAGCGTGATGCCTACGCCGGCAGCGGTGAGCGACCCGATGAACACGCGGACGGCCGGGTCCGACTGAAACGCGTTTACCGCCGCTTGGCGGTCCGCCATCGTAGTGTCACCGGTCAGGGTGACGTACCCCACACCAAGAGCGTCCAGGCCATTGGCTAGCCCACTAATGACGTCCTTGTGATGCGCGAAGACGATGACCTTCGGCGAGGACTCGAGCGATTCTTCCAGGTGCTCTAGGACCGCGGGAATCTTGGCTACCGCGTCCGCGTGCCGCACGCGCGAGATGTCTTCGAACGCAATCTTGTTCGACCGTACGCGCCTGACGAATTCGTCGTAGTTTCGTTCGTCGAGGTCCGCGTCGTCGTGGAACGTGCCGCACGTGCCTTCCAGCTCGATGACTTGGCGACGCTTGGGCGGCAGCTCGGTAAGGACGTCTTTTTTCAGGCGCCGGACCATGCAGGTTGCCCGCAATTTCTCTTGGAGTTCGCTCGTGTTGCTCGCGCCGTCGAACATCCACACGCTTTTGGTGCGACTGACTTGTTCCTTGTGCGCGGCGCAGTAGCGCTTGGCGTACCGGAAGAAACCGGCCCCCGCGCCCGCTCCCACGCACACGCCCTTGACCACGCCCGCGGGGTCCCATTCGGCGGGAGCGACCATTTGCAAGATGGGGAAAAGCTCAATGGGTTTCGCCTCGATGGGCGTGCCAGTCAAGCAAAGGACTTTCTTGGCGGCGCGGGCGATGCGCTGCGCGTGTTTGGAGCGTGCGGCTTTGGGATTCTTCGCGCGGTGTGCTTCGTCGAACACCACGAGGTCCCAGCTGCCATCCGGCACTTTGCCGAGAACATCCCAATTGATAATTTGGATGGCGCAGTCGGCACCGTCTCCGTTGAACAGACCGAACATGCCGACGTGCAAGGCGCGAGTCAGCCACTTGCGACACTCGGCCTGCCAATTAAGCTTGACCGATGCCGGGCAGACGATGAGAACGCGGTGAATCTCGGGCGAGGCGTTGATTACGCCGATGGCTTGAATCGTTTTGCCAAGGCCCATTTCGTCGGCAATGAGGGTGCCCTTGCGTGCAATGGCGTAGGCGATGCCGGCGCGCTGGTAGGGCAGGTACGAGAATCCCGCGGGGACCGGCAGCTCCCCCGTGAACGTCGCTGGGACGTCAGTAGCGCGACTTTCGGCGGTTGCCGCTTGGAGGGCCTTACCCTCGGCAGAGCACGCGGCGTGCGCGACGGTGCGCGAGCCCTTGGCCCACGAAATGCGGTCGCCAGGTTGCACCTCGCGCGAGCAAACTGAGCATTTCGAGGCGAATTTCGCTGAAATCAGCATGCGCCCGTCCCCGCAACCGTCCGAACTGACTCAACGATGACCCACGCGCCCGCGACCCGCACCGTGCGCGTGGTCGCAAGCGCCTCCGCGATGAGAGCCGCGATGTGCGCGGACCGCGTGTCCAGCTGCTTTTTGACGTTGTAGCCCATGTCCCCATGCCTCCGTTTCGAGTTCTCGCAAACTGTACCTAGTGAGCCTAAGACTTGGTACGGCACGGTTCAAGTGAAAAAGTAGTACCGGGGACTAATTTTTCAGGCGCCAGGTAAGGTCGCGAAAACATGAGGCTAGGACGTGTTGCGCCCAAGCGGCTAGGACGTGTCTGAGTGTGCTACATGCGGAAGCCGTCAGCGTAGCGCGCGATTTCCTTACATGTAAGGGCATGTAGTTTTATGACGTCCGCCGTTTCGCGCCAGCAGGCGCTTGCACGCGACGCAAACGTACCGGCTGTAGCTTGCGCCCGGCAACTGAGTGTAGTAGCGCGTCGCGCGCGACCGCGGGTGCCTCGTGCGCCAGCTCCGAACGAACTGCGCTTCTCGGTCCAAAGGTAATATCAGCTGCTTACTCGACTTTGGATTGCGCGGTGTCATGTCTATCCCCTAGAATACTTCGTAGCGCACTCTCTCTTCGAATGAGCCGGTCCGCCTCTGCATTTGCAGCGGTTTGTGCTTTTGTTTGATTCTCGCGTTCTCCCTGAATTCGCAAGACGTCCGAGACAAGTCGCTGGTACTCTAGCTCGGGCATTGGAGCGTGTACGAGTTTGCTGTCGCGCAGTCCGACTCCAATCACGCGCCAGTCTGGAATACGGTAGACAAGTGACCAATGGTGACGTTGCGCCTGTTCGTGTTCGTAGCAGTGGTCAAAACCGCACGCGTCGCATTCCTGGTAGTCGGCTGGCAGATAGCGTGATGTCACAACCGTCCTGCGTGGCTCTCTTCGGTACGCAAGCCAAATTGCGGAATCCCTCGGTATTCCTGCAATGAGCGCGTCGGTCGGGTCTGTTATGTCTTTATCGGCAGTCATTAGAATCATAGCTCGGATGTAGCCATACGTTCGACGGATTCTTAGTTCTGAATTCCGGGGTTGTCTTTGGGGCAATCGCCCCACACGTTGGACACCACATGACGTCTCCCTTTCCGAAATCCGGCACCACTTTATGTAAGCAGGCGCGTAATTTTTCCTTATCAACGAGAGACATTTCCCCAATACGCATCTTTTTCCCTTTCGTGCAGTTCGTCAGCGGTAGCGGCAGTGGTCCTTTAGCCCCTGGCCCCGGAGGCCCGCGACGGTTTCTTATCCGTCAGTTCCCTTCGTCTCCAAACCCGTACTCTGACAGGTCCGCGTCGGGTTGTTCCAAGATTTCTTGCTCGAATGCCGCAAGGTCCTTATTTTCTTGGGACTTTTTTGCATTGTCATACGGCTGACTCGTGGCATCGGAGGGGAACGAACGGAGCTTGAGCGTCAATCCGTCCGGGTTGACGCACGCGCGTTTGGGCAAGGGACTAAACGACATATCGACGGGCCTCACAATCCAATTGCCGTATCGTGGCGCTTGGTGGAGCGTGCCGTCTTCATGTTGCTCAGTCCCTCCTTTGGCTCTGTTGTAGACCCAATCGCCCTCCAAACCGGAAGGCCCACCCGCGCGCGATATCGAAGTCTTCGCACCGCAAAAGCGTTGGACGTTCGCGACGCGCACGGTGCGAGAATCGCGGTAGCGTGTCCACGAATCCACAATCGTGCGCCAGTTTTCGAAGACTACGCTCTTGCCGACCCCTCGCCCGCGAATCTTCGTGAGATGTTCGGTAGTTGGGTTGAGGGGAAAATAAATTCCCGGACGCGCCATGAACACGCCCTGTTTGACACTCTGCTCTTCCCATCCGCCGAGTGGCTTTCCAGTGTGCCCGGTCCCCGTATCCTTGGGGGCAGGGGCCGTGAGCCGCTGCCGCGTGTAGATACCATCGGTAGCAATCATGAGAAGCTCGGAGCGTCTAGTATGAAGGCGCATCATGTGCAGGATTTGGGCGCGGCATCCCGACGTTATCATCCCGGCCCATACCCAATTGTTGAATTGTGCCGACCCAATCGACTGCGCCAGCTTGCCGTAGCAGCTATTGCACCCGAGTTTGAGAACTATCCCTGGACCCTCTTTGCCAATGCGGCACCGCTCTGCGTAGTACTCGGGAATCCGCGCGAACGGCCGGCACTCGCAGCTCGAGAGGTAGACCCACGCTTCGCAAAACTGCACATGAGCGAATGTCTTTTGCGCCTCCAAGAATTCTTTCTTGTAAACCCACCCGCCCCCCGACTCGATAGGGAATGAAATGCAGCCTTCCTCATCGCGAAATGGGAGAGGCCCCCAATCGTCGTATGGCTGGCCGCTCGCGTCGGCGTTCGGTCCCAGCTCGTAGCGCACGATGGCGGTTTTCCCTCGGCGCATGACGCTAGGGTCCGTCGTATGAATCCAATACCCGTGCAAGAGACATGGCAGGAAGGTGATATGGTACGGGTAGGCGCTCGAGATATCGTAATTCCAGACTTGTCCTTCCACGGGTCCAATGACCGAATTTTCGAACCGTCCGCCGAAGAACGCGCACGCGATTGCGTGCTTCAGTCCCGCGTCCGTGCTTGGGGGTCTGCGCAATTGCTTGCGAATGCCCATGACTCCCAGCATCGCGCCCGCGCTGGACCCGGCACCGTAGAACGTCTTGAGCGGGAGCTGCACTTGCTCGTGCGCTGCGCAGAGCTTGCGCGCTAGCTCGGCCATGTACCGGCATTCTTCCAGGCAATACGCCTTGACCTTGCCCGGACTCTCGCGGTCAAAGTCGCCGCGTTTGTCTTTCATGTGCGTCATGTGCGCGCGCATTTCTTCGGAGCCGACTTTCCAGTCTTTGAGGGCGCCAACGAATTTGCTCTGATAGAACTTGAATACGTCCCAAATCGTGCGCTTTGTGCCGAGATGCGCGACGACGAATTTCGTTCCGACCATGTTCAATCGGTATGCGTCTTTGCGCCGATGGTCCCCGCTCGGGTGCCACCAAATAGGCTCCGGTCCGAGCGCCTTTCTTTTTCCCTTGCCCGGACGGAGCTCCGGGCGAAAGAGAAAGTAAAGCGTCTTGTCGTCGCAGTCGGTAAGGATTTTCGTCAAGTCGTAATTGAACGCATAGGCAAAGATGCGAGCCTTGCTCGGTAACCTCAAAATGAAGTCCAGGCAATCGACGGTCGACAGCCCCTTGACGCCAGGTTCGAACCGTTTCTCGGTATCGTTCCAGGCGCTCTCCCAGCTTGGACTCGAGGCGGCGTAGCAGAAACCGCCGCCGTCCCCGGCAGCCGCGAGATAGACGTACGTGTGATTCTCGCGGCCTTGCCCTTCCCCGTCGATGCCTAGGAAAACATCATCTTGAATTCCCATTGGAGACCCGAGCGATTTCGCGTTTGATATACCACTCGGCTTTGCGTAAGTCTGTTAGCAAGTCGGGACTCTTGAGCCCCGCACGCCAAAGGTACTTGATGGCGTTGCCGACATTGAACGGTAAGTGTTCTACGATATCGATGCATTCGACTCCGCTCGGATGCGAAGTGTAGTGCGGTGGATGATTGACGATATCCGGATTGTTACTCATGACTCAACCCAACCTGTAACGAACGACAATGACGTGCGGAAAGAGACGTCTACCTGGACGTCCCATTCTTTTCAGAATTCGACGTCGTTCGCTGGCTTCCGCTCTCTTTAGATACATCCCTTTGCAAATTGCTCTTGGCGACCCTTCAACGTATACAGCGTAAACGGTCCCGGCAATCCAAGGGTAAACGCGTCTCGCGTAGCTCATGTGCTTACGAATCATCCCGTCTGTCGAACCTCGACGGACCCGGAACATACGCGCGACCGCCTGTCAGACTCCCTGATAGCTTCATTCAATTCGTTCATTTGCAGAATTTCCCTTTCCACGGTTTCGTTTGCAGGTTACCTCCACACGACGCCTAGAACTGTCTTGTCGTAATTGGAGCGCCATTCGACCAGGACGAGCGACTTGGATGGCGTACCGCCCGTGACCTTGGACAGCGGATAAGGCGTCCCGACGCGCATGGCCGTAGCCTTTTGGCGAAGGCGCGTGTTGCCGTAGTCAATGGCGCCGCCAATCGTTCGATACGACTTCGTTAGTCCCTCGTATTCGCCGGACGTCTCTTCGTAGATATACGGATTTGTGTTCCGGGTAGTCATGTGCTTACGAATCATCCCGTCTGTCGAACCGAGACGGACCCGGAACGTACGCGCGACCTCCGGGCGGCTTCATCGGCAAGTTCTCTCGCCGCAAGCACTCGGGGGTATCGTAGCGGTCGACCTTTGCGGGCGCGGCTGCTTGTGCTGGTGCGGGCGGCGCGGTGCTACTGCGCGGATTCTCCCCACGTCTGAGCGCCAGGCGGTTCTCTACCGCCAAGAGGAACGCTTCGTCGACTTTGGACAAGCCCACGCCGCGGACGGACTGGAGCTTCGAAAGCATTCCTCCAAGACGCGTACGTTCGGTCAGAGTCAAGTCCGCGAGCATGCAAAGTTCAATGCGATTGACGTCGGTTCGGATGGTCATTGAGCGACCTCGTTCTCTTTCATGAGCAACAAGATGTCCCCCGCTTTGAATTGTCCGAGCAGTTCCGGGTCCTGAATTCGAAGTTCAAAAATTGTATGGGCGATTTGTCCAGACATGTTACCGACGACAAGAAACGGAGGCTCGTCTCGTTCAATACGAAGTCTAAGAACTTCGTATTTACCTCCAACTTCTTCGGTGCCCACGAATTTGTTGTCTTCTATGATAAATCCCTTTTCCCCGCCTCCACGTACTGTTTTGAGTCCTGTTTCGGCGACTTGAGTCACACCGATTACTTCTACCTTTATCGGTTTCATTTCCTCTTCCCTTTCGGTTTTGCTTTGGCTACGACCCACTCTTTCGCGGCGGACTCGCTCTTGAACGTTTTGCGGACGAACGGGTCGCTGAAACGTCGAGCATTCCATTTGCCTCCACCGACGCTTTGATACTCCCCAATTCCCCGTCCGTTTCCGTCGCGGACAACGTATATCTTACTGACCGAATACCCGCTCATTGTTTTACTTTCCCTTTCATGGCTCTGTCGACTTTTGCGATTCCCTCCCTTGCAAAATTCCCCCTCTCACGCCGGTCCGGTGCGACGATGAGATTCCAAATGTGCCAGGCGATATCAATGTCCGCTGCGTGCCATTGTGGCGCAAACTCCAAACGATTCGCCAGCAGATTGAGAATGCGCTCCCCCGCAAGTGGCCAGCGAAGGTAAAGGCACGGCGGTTCCCCGGCACCGGATACGGACAGATTGAGTTCTTCTTTGGACTGGCGATGAATGAGCGCAAGGCGAACCGTGAAGCGGGCCACGATACGACACTTCACTCGGAGCGGTTTAGGAGTCATGAGGCTAGGACGGGCATCGGTGGCGCTGGGACGCTCCGAGTGGCTAAGACGTGTCCCAGTATCGTGGCTAGGACGTATTGAGTTTGGGTCGTCATGCTGCGAAGTCGCTAAAGGAAGGGGAGAATCCGAGACTATAGACCTCCCGAAGAGTAAGCCCTGATTCGCTGGCAATTCGTCTCGCTTCCGCATCCCAATTCTCCGCGTCCCAAAGAGCGTTGTAGACGTACCGGGCAAAGTCATTGTCAATCATTTCCTCGGCGGACTCAAACTCGTTTGCCTCGACATGCTCGAGAACCGCTTTTATTTT